AGAAAAGATTGCTGAAAGAATTGACGCAAACTTATTAGATGTTTCTATGGACGATTTACATGTAATGCCTAAAGATTTATACGATAATAAGATAGAAAAGATTAGAGGTAAAACTAAAGGTAAATTAATTATCAAAGAATATCCAACAGCGTCAGCTCATTCTGGTCACTTTAGAGCATTGTTTAATGAACTTGCGTTAAAGAAATCATTTAGACCAGATATAGTTTTTATTGACTATTTAAATATATGTACAAGTAGTCGTTTCAAAGGTGGTAATATATCATCTTACTTTTTAATTAAAGCAATCGCCGAAGAACTTAGAGGTCTTGCAGTGGAGTTTAATGTTCCTGTGTTCAGTGCAACACAAACAACTAGAACTGGTTTTGTTAGTACAGATATTGGTTTAGAAGATACATCAGAATCATTTGGTTTACCAGCAACAGCAGACTTCATGTTTGCCTTAATCAGTAGTGAAGAACTAGAAGCCTTAGGTCAAATGAAAGTTAAACAGTTAAAGAATAGATATAATGATCCTAGTTTAAACAGAGCATTTATTATAGGTGTTGATAGAGCTAAGATGAAGTTGTATGATGTTCAAGTTTAAAGTCAAAACATAGTAGATAGTGGTCAACCAAAAGTTGATCCAATAAAATCTTCTTATGATAAATTTTCGGATTTTAAAATATAATGGAAAAAAATTTAGAAAAATACGTTTCGGTTTATAAAGATTTTTTATCTACTGAGATATGTGATACAACTATAGACCAGTTAAAAAGTGTAGAATGGAAAACAAATGTGTTTTACAATCCCTCTACAGATAAAACAGAATTACCAGATAATGGTTTAGAAAATGATTATAGTTTTGATGACATATCTAATAATAAAGTTATTATGGATAAACTTTGGCATGCAATAAATGATTATATTTCATCACTAAAAATGAAATGGTTTCATGGTTGGACAGGTTATACTAATTTAAGATATAACAAGTATTCAGAAAACAGAAAAATGGCTGAACACTTTGACCAGATTAACTCTATATTTGATGGTGAAAGAAAAGGGATACCTACACTTAGTATAATAGGAACTCTAAATGACGACTATAAGGGTGGCGAACTTGTAATGTTTGAAGATAAAACTTATAAATTAAATAAAGGTGATGTGCTTATGTTTCCATCAACTTTCTTATATCCACATAGAGTAGAACCAGTAATAGAAGGGACAAGATATTCTTATGTATCTTGGATTTATTAATATGCCAAAAAAACAAAAAGTAAAATTTCATAGAGGTGACAGACGACCAAGGCCTGATTCTGAAAATGTATCTTTAACATACAGAAAGAGAATGAAAAAGAAAGGCCATAAAATATACTGGCAAGTAGTAGAATATCCAACTAAAAATGTAATAAGTGAATACTTTTTTAGAGAAGACGCTGAAAAATTAGTAACTTTCCAAAACAAAAATCAAGTTTGGAAAGGCAATGGTGGTATACCTAAGTTTCTTTTTACTAGAATTTAGTTGCCAAATACACCTAAATATGATATAGGTAAAACAATTATGGCATATACAGTATTTCCAAAATCAGCAAAAGAGATAAGAGCTCTTAAAACTGATAAAACAAAGATACAAGAGATATTACAACTATACACTTTCTTAACTAGGAAGTATAAGATGGTTAGTGATCCTATTAATATTGACCCTAACAAAATAAGTGTGGTCAATGTGACTAGAGATTTGCAACCATTAACAGAGATTACCGCAATAAAAACAGCTTCAAAGTTATCTTCTATCAAAATAAAGTTTGGTAATGGGTCAAAAGGTGGTAGAGGTGCAAACAATAAAGGTAACTTGTTTGAAAGACAGTATGTTGACGCATTAAGAGATTATCATGCTGGTGAAGATTTAAAAGATAAAAGTTTACAGCCATCAATTGAGGGTTTATATAAGATGTATAAACTAAGCAGATATAAAGATTTAGAAGTTGAGGCAGTTGGTGAATTAAATGTTAGAAGACCACTAATATTTGGACCAGATATTGTAATGAAAGCAAGTGGACAACAAGGCAATAATGTAGGTCCTATTGTTACTGATATTACATTAAGAGATAAAAAAGGTGGTAAACCTGTACTATATCTAAGTTTAAAAATGTCAGGTACTACAACTTTCTTTAATGTTGGTGTAAAAACAATATTAACTACACAAGAAATTAAATCTGGTGTAATCAAAAATCCAAATGGTAATAGATTACTAAAAATGTTTGGTGTTGATAAAGATGATTTTTGCGAAATATTTAATGGTAAAATGAAAAAAGGTTATAGTAAAAATGTATGGCCTAGTATGAGTAGTTTACAAAAAAACCAATTAGAAAAATTATTACAATCTGGTATAGGGCATGGTTATCATGTAATACACAGATTAGGTGGCACTGTCAAATCAACTAAAATTGACGAGTCGTATATGCGTCAAGCTGCTAAACCTACGTCACTAAATGTATATTATGGTGGTATGGGTGGTAACGGTAAAAGAATTGACATGGAAATAATCACTGGAAAATATCTTCTTAAATTAAATATAAGAGATACACAAGGTGGAGATGGTTATCCAACTAGATTAATGGGTGATTTTAAGTATCTTTAGTCTTATAAATAGTATTAACTGAAAATATTAAATGGATAACTTGACTATATTAATGGAACCAATGAGAGGCAAATGTTTAGTTTTAAAGGATTTATCACAAAGGGGCAAAATACCCATTTAGAACACTTAGAAGATTCTATCATAGATAGAGGTTCAAAAGGCGGTAAAGACGCCGTAATGTTTCTAAAATCAATAAAGAAAATGCTTACAGGTAATGTAGGTGGTAGACTTAATGTAACTGTTAAGTGGGACGGAGCTCCTGCTGTATTCTGTGGTATTAATCCAGAGAACGGTAAATTTTTTGTTGGTACTAAATCAATCTTCAATAAAACTCCAAAGATAAATTATTCTACAGGTGATATTAGAAAAAACCACAGTGGTGAGTTAGCTAATAAACTTACTGTATGTTTAAGAGAACTTTCAAAAATAGGTATTAAAGGTATTCTACAAGGTGATTTACTATTCACAAAAGGTGATGTAAAATCTCAAAGTATAGATGAAAGAGAATACTTAACATTTACACCAAATACAATCACATATGCAGTTGATAAAGATAGTGCAATAGGTAAAAGAATTGCAAGAGCTAGATTAGGTATTGTATTTCATACATCATATTCAGGTTCTAAAATGAGCAGTCTATCTGCTAGTTTTGGTTCACTTACAAGAATACCAAAATTAGGTTCTGTATTTGTAACAGACGCAACTTATAAAGATACATCTGGTTCAGCAACATTTAATCGTGCAGAAATGGGTCAGTTTGATAGTATTATAAGAATGGCTGAAGGATCATTAAGTAAAGCAGCCGTAATTTTAAATCAGTTTGACGTTTCCGATCCACTATCTGTAGGTTTTAGATTAAAAACTTTCTTCAACTATTATGTAAGAAACAATAGTGAACAATCAAAAGTAAAAGAATTAGTTAGAATGTTTAGAGATTATTACGAAAACATTTTACAACAAGAAATAGACGCTGTGAAAAGAGAAGATACAAAAATGAAATATAGAAAAATAATGGAACAAGGTTTAACTTTCATTGATAGAAACCAACAAGGTTTATATTTTTCTATTGCAAGTCATATGAGTTTACAAACAGCAAAGAATTTTTTAATTAGAAAATTAAATCAGATACAATCAATTGGTCATTTTATTAGAACACCTGATGGTTTTAGAGTAACAAATCCTGAGGGTTATGTTGCTGTAGATAGAGTTAGAGGTGCAGTAAAACTTGTTGATAGATTAGAATTTAGTAGAGCAAACTTTAATATTGCAAAAGATTGGGTAAAAGGATAATGAATATTATTTTGATAGGTGGTCCAGGTTCAGGTAAATCTACTTACGCTAAATTTATAACAAAAGAATTTGGCGTAGATCATATCTATCCTGGTGATTTATTAAGAAAAGCAAAAGCACAAGGCGGAGAGATGGCTAAAAAATTATCTGCTCTAGGCCAAGGTGGTTTTGCACCTAATGACATTGTAAAAAAACTTGTATTTGACGCAGTAAAAAAAGCAAAAGACGGTTTTGTATTTGATGGTTATCCAAGATATATGCAACAAGTAAAAGATTTAGAAGCTGAGGGTATAAAGATAGATAAAGTTGTCTTTTTAAATGTTAGCTCGGAAGAAGTTATTAGAAGACTAACTGCTAGAGGCAGACCAGATGATAAAGCAGATATAATTAAGAACAGAATTGCTTTATATAAAAAAGAAACAGGTCCTGTTGTTCAGTATTATAGAAGAAAACCAGGTTTCATAGAAGTAAAAGCTGAGGGTGGTGAACCTGAAGATATTGCTAAAAAAATTATAAGTAAATTAAAAGTAAAATCATTCTCAGAAATGAGAAATTTTATTACTGAGGGTGTTTACGATCCTGGTATATTCAAAGCTTTCTTTTTAGCAGGTGGTCCAGGCTCAGGTAAAACATTTGTTACGAATAGTGCATTTGCTGGTACAGGTTTAAAAGTAGTAAACTCAGATAACGCATTTGAATTAGGATTAAAGAAAGCAAACCTTTCAATCAAAATGCCAGATGAAGAAGAATACTTTAGAAATATTATAAGACAAAGAGCTAAAACAACTACAAGTACACAATTAGATACCTACGTTAATGGCAGATTAGGTTTAATTATAGACGCCACAGGTAGAGATTTACAAGTGGTACAAAGACAACACAGTATGCTTAAGAACTTAGGTTACGATAGTTATATGGTATTTGTTAATACGAGTTTAGAGGTTGCATTAGAAAGAAATAGAAAAAGAGAAAGAACTGTACCTGAATATATTACAAAAAAAAGTTGGCAAGGCGTTCAACAAAACATTGGTTCTTTTCAAAGAATATTCAGTCCTAATAAAATGTTAATTGTAGATAATAATAGAAGTGAACAGGAATTAGTGACACAAACCCTAAATACTTGTGGTAGATTTATTAGAAGCCAGTTAAATAAAAAACCAGACAATCACATTGCAGTACAATGGATTAAAAAAGAACTAGAGGCTAAACGAAGAATATGATAACGTCATTTAAAAAATATATGGAGTTATATGCAGAGAAGAAGTGTCCAGAGGGCTACAAATTTGACGATAAGTTAAAAGTTTGTGTACCAAAAGGACCAAGAGTTTATTCGTATGGTATGAGAGGACCTGGCACACAAACAACTGATACATCAAATGGAGAAAACGGTAACGGCAATGGTAACGGAAATGGCAATGGTAATGGAAATGGTGGTAACGGTGCTGGTAATGGTGGTGGAGAATAATGAAATTTAAAGATTACATAACAGAAAGTATCATTGATATACCAAGAAGAACTTATGCACCTAAAGTATTTGATGAAGCCGATACTAATAATCCTAAAATTAAAGATAGTGTATTAAAACAAATAAACGATCAACTTGAAGCGTTTAAAGAATACCCTATTTTAAAAACATCTTTAATTGGTTCTATTCTTACAAAAAGATATAGAGAAGACGCAGACTTAGACATCAATGTTTTATTTGATGTGCCAAAAGATAAACAAGAAGTTGAAAGAGTTAACTTATCACAAAAATACCTATCAGCTAGTAATCCAAAAAATATTCAAGGTAAATTAATACCAGGTTCTAAACACCCTATTAACTATTACTTTATTACAGACCAAAAAACTTATGACGATCAAAATGAAAAAGCAGACGCAGTGTTTGACATTGAAAAAAATAAATTTGTAAAAAGACCAGATGATTTTGAATTTGATCCTAAGATGTATGTTTCAGATTTCAATAAAAAGGTACAAGAAATAGATGTTGTAAAAGGCGAACTAGCAAGAGATATTATTGATTAT